CCAACAGTTTGACCTATACCAAATGCGGCAAGTGCAACACCCATAGACGTTAGAGTTGCAGTAAATGCTACTACGTTAGCCCCATCTGCACCAGGTAAGTCAGGAATAGATAGAAGTGTTTCTACTTCATCTTTTATATTTTGTGTCCAGTCTTTTCCTTGTGTAGCCCAACCTGCGAGTGCGGTTGCTCCTTGACCGACAGCAAATATTGTTAGTCCTGCGCCTATGCCTGCGAGTGCTAACCCTAAAGATCCACCTTCTTTGAGAAATTCAACGTTGCTTTCATAGCCTTCGCCAATAGATAATAGAGTTTCAACGCCTTCTTTGATTCCATCTGGATCGAATTGATCCATTATTGTGCTGAATCCTAATAGGGCAGCACCGATGCCCATTCCGGCAAAACCTATACCTTTACCAACTCCACCGATAAGACCGCCAATACCGCCTAACACATCACCTGTGCCAGACATTATACCACCGCCAGTTTTACTGCCAGATCCTCTAGCACTGCTACTAGACGCAGACCCTTTGGCTAACCTTGCAGCCCTCTGTGCGTCTTTTGCTGATTCTTCCTGCGCCGAAACGAATCCTGTCAAAGCCTCTGTTTGCTTTTTCAGTTCTAATTCGATGCTCTGAAAGATTGGCATCATATCTGCGGTTGTGGCCATTTACTTACCTTTTGCTTCTCGATTTCTCTTTTACGTCTTCGAGATGATCTATTAGCATCTCCATGTATATGTCTCGCTCATATGGTAAAAGCTCTTCTAATTCTGTTAGGCTATAATTGTGGTGTTGCGCCATAGCGAAAATACTTTGGTAATAATTTACCAGTGTATTATGACTCAACATCACATGAAAAAACTTTCTATACCCTCAATAACAAACTTCTTATCTTCGCCAGTTGGTGTCTGATATGGACACTCAATTCTCATTGCTGGCATACTAGTGAAGAATGTTTGAATCTTCTCTAAAGCACTACCAGATAAATCATCAATAAAGCTATCGACTTCTTCTTTGCTGAAATCTTTCATACGAAAAATTTGCTCACCATCAGATGACATGACTTCGTTGATACAACTGATCATGACGTTGAAACTACCTTCACCCTCTTTAGAGTCAACCATAGTATGTAACTCTTTCAGTGTAGGATATCTCATCGTAATAGTCCAATCGTCACTGACAGCAATCTTAGGATCAAAATCTCCTAGTCTTGCTATCTCTACTTTGTTCACATCAAATGAAAGAGAAATCTTACGACCCTCAATCTCTGGATCATTCACTTCGAATTCCACAGTATCATTTACTGCTTTTCCTCGAATGTGCATTAGAATGTACTCGAGGTCAAATGTTGCTAATTCACTTACGTCAATATCGTCCTGAATACAGTTCGTAATGACTTGCTCAATAGATAAAAAGATTTGACTTACATCACCGCTTTCACGGCCAATCAAAAGAATCTTTTCTTCTTTGACTGTAAATGGTCTAATCTTTATCTTCTTTTTTGTTGATGGGATCGTAATCTCAAACAACGGTTGTTGTATTTTTGGTAATGGCATAGTATACTCCTATAATATAATTATCGTAAAGATCCAAGAATTGTATTCACATCTGTTACAGTGTTTACGAGGTCTTGGATATTTCTCGGTCTGTTCAAGTTATTTAGTGCTTGTCCAAATGTATTTAGTGAAGACAGTAGTCCCAATATGCCATTAGCACTATTAGTATCACCTGTTAGTTCACCAGTTGTAGTCGCTTCAACTTTCATACCGTCAAATGCAAACTGCACCGGTAAAGTCATTACTTCACCAGCATTCTCCCAAGCGACTTGCTGAGAGCCTACGTTCACGGGATATGCATTGTAGAACTTGTATGAATATGTTTTATCTGTTTGGTTCTGAGAGAATACAGTGACTTCAATAGTACACGCATAGTCATCTCTATAACCAAACTCGTATGGTCGTTGACCACCATTGATCTCAGATAGGTATCCAGCGTCAATATCGTAGTTTACGATATCTTGCATCCATCTGTGAAAGAACCTCATCACAGCAAAATTACTGTCTACCATAAACACAGTAGGCAATAACGGCAATTCAAAAGCGTTTGGTCGCTTCTCAGATGGACCATAGCCACGAGGCTTGAAGTCTACAGTCTGTACTGCGACTTCTGGTACTTCTGCGCTACGACACAAGAACGTCATGTCTTGCGTAGGTATGTTCTCTTCTAAAAACGTCAAGTTTTCGTTGAGCGTAATCTTTAGAATGAACAGGTTACTCTTAGCTAGACCATGCTTATTCAGTTGTGCATTGAAATCTTTTATGCTGAATGCCATATCTTTATCCTATCATGCGTCTTGAATCTTTGAAGACGGTTGCTTTGCTTGCGCCTTGGAATCTTTCTAGCGGCATAAATAGCGCCATGTCCCATTCTGATGGGTAGATGTAGAGAAATTTACTTCTCAACTGGCTAGTAAGATAGTGCTTTATACAAGGCTTGAAGTAACTGAATTTCGATGAGGAGTTCAGTAACTTGTATGAGAGATTGAGTTTAGTTGTTTCATCATATCGTGAATTAGATGCTACATCATACAGAGCATCCATAAGCTTTGCTCTATACTGTAATGGCAAGTAGTGTAGGTTCAATCCCATAAACCCACCCTTGACTTTCTTATACGGAAATACCAGAGGAAATCTATCAAAGTATGGAAGCGTCTCTTTATGCTTTGCATCGTAATAGTACATATACATTTGACCAACTAGAGGTCTAGCAGTGAGACGATCTTTATCACCTCTCATTAGCTTACCTTCGTTGACACGCTTGTACGTACCAGCGGCATCTCTGTACCAATTACGAGCCTTCTGCTCACGTGCTGGAATCTGACCTGCACGTACACCCTTAGTTAGAATTTCATCAAATACTATTGCCATTAGATTTCCACTACGCCTTCTTCTATAAGTCGTTCACGATTTTTCATGTGTGCTTCGTGGACATCATCTTTAGATTGCCCGTGATAAGCAACAGCATGTCCATCTTCAATCATAATCTCAGTAAGTCTTTTCACCGTATCGCCTTCTTCAATCAAGAAGTCGCCTAGAATACGACCAAACTTACCTTTCTTATCTTCGCCACTCTTATCTACTTCGGTCTTCAATATCTGAGTAGAGCCAAGAGGTAGCATATCTTTGACGTGAGACTTAGCGGCAAGACCAAACTTCTTCTCTACCTTATCTCTCGTTCTGGATTCTGGAGTATCGATACCCATGACACGTACTCGCTCACGGTGAAGCCAGATACCAAAACCTAGATCAATATCTACGTCTACTGTGTCGCCATCGACTACTCTTAGAATTTTACATTTATATTCGTACATCTATTTTTTCTCCATAAAACAGTTGCGCTGGGTTGTTTTATTGATTGCTTGTTGTGCCCAGTCCAACTCCTGGATTATTCTATTATACCATTTAGAGTCCATCTCACTGTTATGTGGGTTATCTCTCTCGACAGATAGTTGCTCCATTCTCATGTTGATGTAGTTCTCTGCCGCTTTAGCTTTTCTTGCTTCAGACCTTTTTACCTGATTATCGATTATATGCTTCTTTGTCGGTGTCAAACATTCGACATTGTTACCTCTATAATTCATATTACTTTACTCCTAGGTGTCCTTCGTGCATTATTTGAAACTTCCACCCACGATCTTTACAAAAGTCTTCAGCGGCTTGCCACTTAGCTTGGTTTATACCCCAAGTCTTCACCTCGTTTATATACCTTCTGCTTAGTTTTCCTGTAGACGTATTCTTCTTTGATATGTCTGGCGGAACAGTCTGCGCTTTTGGCTTTACCTCAATCAGGACAGTTTCTTTTCTCTTATCTCTATTTATCTGTTTTACTAAGAAGTCTGGAAAATATCTATGCATTCTTCCGTCAATAGGTGAGCGATACGGAACTATAAGCTCCTCACTGCCCCACTCTATAACATCTGGGTGTACATCCAGATATCTCATCAATTTGAACTCCCACCCACTTCTATAAATAATGTTAGTGGGGTCTCCCATGTACTTTTTAGGATTCTTCGGTTTGAAGCGTCCTTGATAATATTTTGCCATATCATAACCGATCTTGGTATTACGTATAAATAAGTGATAAAGCTATTTATAAGGGTTAGCAAATGACAGTAGATTCAGATATGGAGAAGGCGAGGTCAACGAATAACTTCACACAGTATTCGTATCCTCTAACTCCTGGTCAACATAACATGGTTTTAGTCTTCAAGGACTATAACTACAAAAGCGCAACAAGCAGTGGATTCGTTCGTGGTGAAGACCGTTCAGTATCAGCGAAGATTGATGCTAGTGTCAGTCTTCCTATCCCCAACAACTTGACAGACACATACAACGTAAAGGTAGGACCGTATGAGTTGGGAGTAACTGGAGCATTAGCACTTGATACTTTAGGCGGAACGGGTCGTGCTGATCTGATGGCAGATGCGAGAAAAGCTTTTTCTGCTGGATCAGAAGGCGGAGTTGATACTGGAGATGCTGTATCAACTGCCGGTAGTACATTCAAAGTTGCTAGTGCATTTATGGGAAGAAACGTATTAGACAAATTACCTGGTGCTGGTGGTATCAACACTGCTATCGATATGAGAACTGGCAATACTGTAAACCCTCACGTAGCATTGAAGTTTGATGGCGTTGACTTGAAGCAACACACATTCAACTGGCAGTTATCGCCCAGAAGCGAAGCAGAAGCAAGACAACTAAAAGACCTTTTACAATTCGTCAAAGCCCGAATGTTACCAGCATATGCACTCAACGGAGAATCTTCAGTTTCAAGAGCCCTTCTCACTTATCCTAATTTGGTTGACATCTTCTTTACAGGCATCGATCAAAACTATTTCTATTACTTCAAGCCTGTTATGATCAACACATTTACTACAGACTTCACGCCACAAGGACTAGCCTTGAACAAAGGTGGTCGACCATCGTTTATCAACTGTACGATGACAGTTACAGAAGCACAGATTCACACTAGAAGTGATATCGAGGGTATGAGTCGAGCGGCTGGAGACGGAGGAGAATAATGCCTAGATATTTCAGATATTTTCCAACGACTAAGCATCAAGGTCAATTACTACTTGACATTACAAAACGTGCTAAGTTCAAAAGTACGATTGCAGAGAACCCACGTGTATATCTACCATACACAGTAAAGAATGATGAGTCGGCAGAAGAAGTGGCACATCTATACTACGGTGATGTAAATTTAGTTTGGCTTGTTTATCTCGCAAACGATATCATTGACCCATATAAAGATTGGCCAATGGAACAAGAAAACTTCTACGATTACGTTGCTGACAAATACAAAGAAGAATATAAAGAAAGTACTGGCTCTGCTACAGCACCTAGACAATTGGTTCTTGATTGGTCAATGAACGAGACCATTGATGATAATGTTTTATACTATGAGAATGATGACGGTGATCAAATCAGTCTTGAGACATTCACATTGGGTGCAACATTCGATCCAGATTTTGATGCAGATGAGTGGTCAAAGATGACTGTATTCAGAGTAGAGAATATAGAGAATGAAAATAAGCGCCAGATACAAGTAATAAACAAAATCTATGCAGAGCAAGTGGATAAAGAATTCAAGAGATTGATGAATGACTGAAGCGGCTAATCAATCACCAGCAGGTACTTATGTACTGAATGGCTTTTATTTGATGCCTTCTACGGCTGATTCTAAAAGGCAAGCTGTTGGTGCTACCGAAAATCCTGATGCAGTATTGAGTGAAGATGATATTCTAGACATAAAGATGATCATTCACACATGGAGTATCAAAGAAAGTTTTACTAAGGGTCACATTAGTGGCTCTGCTAAGGTATATGACTCAGAAGGAGTCTTCTATTCGTTTCCTTTGCGTGGGCAAGAAAGAGTAAGAATCGTCTACACAGACTTTGTTGGCGTAGAGCGCCAAGAAGATATGTTCTTATATGCAGTGACAGATGTTGCTACACCCAAAGCAAGTGACGATAGCGTACTAGAGTATAACATACACTTCGCTTCTTACGGTAAGTTCTGGTCAGATAGGTTTTCTGTATCACGCTGTATTGCAGAGGGTAGCGGTTCTACTAGAAAATACATTCCTATTAGTGAACAAGTAGAGACTATATTCGAAGATTATTATAAGACATCAGATAGTGGTACAGATAAAGAAATCTTAGTACATGAAACAGAAGGCAATCAAAAGATTGTCATTCCTAATATGCGACCTGAGTCTGCAATGCATCTCATGTCACGTAAGTCTTACACATCATCTTTTCCATCGTCTCACTATAGGTTCTTTGAAACTAGAGAGAAGTATAACTTTATCAATCTAGAGGAAACATTCTCGACAGGTGAAAGTAAGGGTAAGTATACTTATGTATCTGGTCCACAAGATGAGACGCCTCAGGGTGAATTGAATAAAATGTCTGGTATCATTAGCATAGACTTTCATAAGCCTGTAGATACGTTTGACGCCATGAAGAATGGCGCTTACTATAGAAAAGTAGAAGAAGTAGATATCACTAATAGAATGGTGAAGTCACACGAATACACACACGAAGATGAATATAAGGATTACAAATATCCAGGCGCATCAGATCCCAAAGATTCTAAACGTGTACTAAGACATACATCCGACTTTATCAAAACTCACATGAACGATTGGTCATCTACATATGTTATAAAAGATTACCCAGATGCAGATATGCCTAATGCGTATGGTGTACGACCAAAGCCATATTATGGTGAGATAATCAATAATAAAAATGCTCATATTTATGACTATAGAGCGACTAGACTTACGATATCAATATATGGTAATAATGAATTGTTCCCTGGTGATCTAATTGAGTTAGAGATTCCTTACTTCAATGTGTACGGAAGTATCGATGAAGAGCGATCAGGAATCTATTTGATAGAAAGTATAGATAACATATTCTACGAGAATTCTTACATGCAAAAGTTGCAAGTATCACGTGGACCAATGAATGAGGTGAAAGAGTAATGTTCAACAGTAAAGATGGAATAAACCCATATTGGTTTATTGGCGAAGTTGTCGATAAGAATGATCCAACTAATAGTGGTCGTGTACGTGTTCGTGCAATAGGCATACACCCAGCAAGCGGATCTGAAATCAAAACTGACAAGACAGAACTTGACTACGTAGAGGATCAAGACTTACCGTGGGCATTCTGTATCAACGGGACATATGGCAAGATGCAAGCAATACCTGATGAGAGTGATTGGGTGTTTGGATTCTTTGCTGACGGAAGAGACGCACAACACCCTTTCATCTTAGGAACAATGTTTGGTCAGAACATCGATGACAATGGATTCGCAGATCCACCGGCAGGGGCAGAATAATGGCAAAAGTATCAAAAGATTTTATTGACAGCTACGGTAATGCCCCTCTATCGCCATGGATGAGTGGAGAGCAAGGCAAACGTACTGCTTCAGTTGTGCAGGGTGCAAGCCGTAAAGAAGAAAACAAAATCGGACTATCAGAAGATCAAACGTGGTCAGAGCCTGATGTAATCGCACCATCTAGAAGTATGAACACTGTAGTCTTTCAAGCAAAGAATGGTGGTAATACTGTTGTAGTCAATGACGAAGGCTCAGATGGCACGGGTTACATCATGATTACTCATAACACAGGTTCTGTTGTACAGATAGATCAGAATGGTAACGTGCTTATCAAATCATTTGGTGATACTCATAACACAAGTGAAGGTGTACAGCATCAGAGATCAGAGGGTAATTACAATCTGAACGTAGGTGATGATTGGAACGTAAGAGTAGAGGGCGGTTCTAACAACGTGTATGTTCAAGGCGATGTAAACATTCAGTGTGAGAACTTCAATGTAGAAGCACGTGGTAAAGCAACAATCAATGCCGCAGAAGCGTTAGAGTTACGTGGTGCTAAAGTAAGTATCGAAGCAAGTGCTACTGATATCGATATGGCATCATTCTCAAATATTAGAGCGAGTGCCTTGACTGGCGGTATTAGTATGGGTTCTACTCTTGGCATGTCACTGAACAGTCTCACGTCTTTGAACTTAGGTTCTGGTGTAGCAACTAATATTGGATCTCTCGGGCTTGTCAACACTAAAGTTGGCGGTGCGTATATCGTACAAGCAGGTGGACTTGTAGACATCAAAGCAACTGGTCTAGCGTATTTTGACGGTCTTCTAGTAAGACTTGGTGAATCAATCAGTCCTCCTATACCGTTGCCTGCTAAACCAGACAATGCAGAGTTGCCTAAGCTAAAGACTCCAGAAGCAAGACGCCCAGCAACAAATAGCCAAGACAATATAAATACTGTTATGCCATCTCCTGAAGGTATATCAGATCGGGCTGGAGACGATACAAAACAATGACATGTAGACCAACAACAATAGCAAGTAGATATTCGGAATCTGTTATCCAAACAGGGTTTGCTCCTGCGTTCAGTGTAGTTGATATATTGAACAAAGAAGCTAATCCAGCGGATAGCTATGACGCTACTACATTGCTTAGATTATCACAGAACTTGAATAAGACAGTAATCAGTTCAGATACCTCTGCGTTTCCTCTCCTGAATCAAAGATATCAACAATCACCTATTCTTTTTAGTGAGGTTGCTGACTTCTTAGATCAGAGTGGTTTGAATATCAATACAGTTGATACGCACCTCGCTGACTATCAAAATACTATAACGCCAAATCAGTACGTACCCGCTGACTCTATTCCGTCAGACATACGTGATATCTATTCTCAGTTAGAGTTTTACTATAGCGAGAATATGGCTAATTCTATTTCTGGTGGTCTGTGTAGCGCAATCGCAAATCCATTTGATAAACTTATTCCGCTGTTAGATGTGTTGACATTTGCTGGTAGTATTCTTGATACTATTCTCAGTTTCGATTTAGCATCTCTCGCAAATCCTCTAGAAGCACTCAAATCTAAATTAGAAGAGTTAGTAGACGAACTTGCAGAGACACTAAAGAAGCAACTAGAAGGTATTGTAGAATCTGCTACTCAGTTTGTGACAAACATCAAAGCTGGCGCAGAGAAAATGATCAAGAAGATCAAGCGTATGATAAACAACGTGAAGAACTTCTTACAGAATACTACTGTTGACAGTATCAAAGCTGACATCAAAAAGTTTATCGATAAGTCTGTAGAGCAATTCAAAAGTCTTACACCTAACGCTATCGCACTGTTGCTTTTCCGCTTCTGTCAATTTACAGAAATGGTACAAGCGTTTATGATGGGACCTATCGATGCACTTAGACAGTTCGCAGTAAACCTAACTTTACAAGAGCAACTAGTAGATAAGATCGGTGAGTATAGAACTAAAGATGCAGTGAACGCTGGTGCAGTAAGAGTTGATGAAGAGGGTGTAGACAAAGCTAAGAAACGGCTAGTCGAAGGACAGAATAGGGCCGCTAAGAAACAAGACGAAGAACGTTTCGTTTTCGAACGACCTTCTTCAGAGTTCTATGTATCCGCAAATAAGCTAACTGACAAAGAGCGTGAAGGCTTACTAAATCTAGGTGATGAGGGACTAGAAGGTAGATTCAAGTTCAATAGTTCTGTTTTGAATATGGGCAAATTTGTAAGTGACGCTGTAGAGGGCGACGGATACAGAAACGTTCAGCCAGAAGTATGGACAAAGTTGACAATTGTTGCCAGACGAATGAGTAAGACTTTTACGATCAACAGTGGATATAGATCACCTCAGTATAATGATCAAGTCGGTGGTGCTAAGAACTCATCACACAAAAGTGGACTTGCTATTGATGTGAGTATGTCTGGTATGTCAGATGAAGACATCCGCAAATTTATTCGTACAGCAAGTCAAGAAGGCTTTATGGGTGTTGCTTATTACTCAGGTAGTAATTTCGTACACTTAGACATGGGAGCAAGAAGATCGTGGCTTAGAGGTCACAGATTTGACAATTATATCGCTATGCACTTAGATGATGGATTTAGAACAGGATCTTCTAGTCAAATTAGCTACCCACAGACCCAAGTGTCATAAATATCAATAAAGGACCTATAGATGGCAATCAAGACACCACTCAACGCTAAGAAGTCTCTCTACTCAGACTTTCACATGGATCTATTTAGGAATCCCGTGAGTTTGGACTTAGCCGTAAATAGGGATGAAGAAGCAGTAAAACAATCAATAAAAAATCTGTTGTTGACTGACAGAGGTGAAAGACCGTTTCAGCCTGATCTGGGCAGCGACATTCGTAAGATGCTTTTCGAAAATCTTACACCTAATACCTCTCTTGTTATGAGAGAGATGATTCGTGAAACCGTAGAGCAATATGAGCCTCGTGCAAATCTTATTGGAGTGGATATAATCGCCACGCCAGATAATAATGCTGTACGTGTGGTGGTTGTATTCAACGTCATAAATAGTGAAGAAGAAGTAACATTAGTCACAACACTAACTAGGGTAAGGTAATGGCAAATCAGGCACCATTTACAGAATTAGATTTCACACAGATCAAAAGTAATCTGAAGACCTTCTTGAAATCTCAAGAGAACTTCAGAGACTATGATTTTGAAGGATCTAACATGAACGTCTTGCTAGACATTCTGGCAAAGAATACGTTCCAAAACAATTTCTATAACAACATGGCATTCTCAGAAATGTTCCTTGACTCGGCGCAGTTGAGAGAGAACGCTATGTCTCACGCAAAGGAATTAGGATATACTACTGGCTCACGTAACAGTTCAAGATCGAATCTTGCCCTTACGTTCAACGCAGATGATAATCCAGCTTTCGTAACAATTCCTAAGGGCACAAAATTCAATGCCCAATGTGGTACAAAGACTTATACATTCTTGACTGATGCTGTACGAGTAGTAAAGCCTGATGCTACTGGTGCATATACTATCGATGATCTAAAAGTTTTTGAAGGAAAGTACATAAAAGAGTATTATACTGTTGACAACACGAAGAAACAAGAGTATATTATAAACAATGAGAACGTTGACTCTGAAAGTATCAGGGTAAATATATACGATTCATCTGCCGCTAATGCTAACTCAACGGAATACGTAAGAACAAATACTATCTTCGGTGTTGAGCCAGATGATAACGTTTTCTATGTAGACACTCATTTCGACAATCTATACAAAGTAGAGTTTGGTCGTGATCGTTTTGGTAATGAGCCAGAGAATGCTACAGTAATTGAAATTGAATATCGTGTGACGAAAGGTGAAGAAGCAAATGGCGCTGGTAACTTTAGCACTATTGGTAACATTGGCGGGTACTCTGCTACTGTCACAAACAACGCTACAAACAATGCCACTCAGGGTTCAGAACGAGAGTCACTTGATGACATCAAATTCTTTGCACCCAAGTCTATCCAAGTACAGGAACGTGCAGTAACAAAGAAAGACTACGAAGTTCTACTGTCACAACAGTTCCCAAATATTCAGACTATTTCTGTTTATGGGGGTGACGAAGTTGATCCTCCTCAGTTTGGTAAAGCAATTATTTCTGTTGACGTGTTCAATGCAGACGGTGCTAGTGAGAATGACATCAAAGCATTCAGAGATTACATTCGCACAAAGACGCCTCTGACTATTGAGCCTGTGTTCTTACCTGCTAAGTTTATGTATATTGATCTTGCTATCAATACTGCATTCGACACAAAAACAACATCTAAGGGAGCGGCACTGCTTGAATCGTTGATCGAAGAAGCAATCATTACATACAATGATACATCACTCAATAAGTTCAACTTTACACTTAGACAGTCCAGACTCTCAAATATTATTGACACTAGTGATCCTTCTATAGTATCTACCGATATCGTTGCACGTCCGATAATCGAATACAAACCTGTTCTCGGTGATTTGGCAAACCCATCATTCGATTTTAGTGCTGAACTTGTTGTCCCTTATACGTTCAATGAAGTCATTGGATTCAATGCGTATAAGCCAGCTATCTCAACTTCAAGGTTTACACTGAACGGATCATTAGTGTCTCTTCAAGATGATGGTCAAGGTAACATTATCGCAATCACTGCCGACACTGCAACACCTAGCGTATTCAAGAAGTCAATCGGTACTGTAGATTATACAACTGGTATTGTAAGACTGACTAACTTTGAAGTAGATAACTATGTTGGAAAAGCAATCAAGTTTTATGCAAACACCATAAAGAAAGACATTAGTTCAACTAAAGACAGAATATTAGTAATTCGCCGTGAAGATATAAACATAACTATGACTACAGTATAGAGAGAGTATCATGGCCGTTAGAGACAACGTAAGCAGATCAAGAGAGAATATCTACACAGATATTCCTAGTCAATTTCCTAGTATCTATAGGGAAGAGGGTCAGCTATTCGTAGAATTTGTCCAAGCATATTATGAGTATGTAGATACAACTTTACCAAAGTTTCGTGATGCGTTCTATGCACGTAATGTCGATACCACTGATTTTGACAAGTTTCTATTGTACTTCAAAAATAAGTACATGGACAATCTGCCGTTTGATTCGTCAACCGATTTACGATTTGTTATCAAACATATTACAGACTTCTATAGACGTAAGGGCACCGAGGAATCGTTGCGTCTTTTCTTTCGTATGTTTTTCAACGAAGAAGTCGAAGTATTCTATCCTAGTTCATCTATTCTAAAGCTATCTGATTCTATTTATGGATCAAGCCAGTACTTAGAAATGAAACCAGTTTCTAGTATTAGAGATTATCCTATTGTTCGTGGCGCAAAGATTGTGGGCGATACGTCAAAAGCAGAAGCGTTTATAGATGAAGTGATATTCAAAAACTTCAATGGTTCTATTACACCAATCGCTTTCATATCAAATGTCAATGGTAAGTTTATATCGGATGACGTGTTGACTTCTACTTTAGGTGATATCGTAAATAATGTAGGTAAACTTATCAAGGGCAGTATTAGTAATGCAACAGTACAGAATGAAGCAAGACTTCCTGGTAACAACATCGGCGATGATCTAAAACTTATTTCTACTGACAACGGTGTCTACGGCAAAGCAGTAGTAGATACAGTTCGTGAAACTACGACAGGCGTTATTGAGTTTGAAGTAGAAGATGGTGGCTATGGATATGCCGTGCAACAAGACGGTGTAAACAACGCAACTCTAAATGACTATTTGATCACTAATCAAGTTTTAGTTGTCGATACTAATAGTGGATATGACGTAAAGCCATTCGATACTATTACATTTACTTCCGCAGAAGTTAGATATATCAGTAATGATCAGCAAGTACCTGGGTTTAGTGCAGTAAGCATAACTGTTACAGTGGTAAAATTCGAAGGCTCTGTAATCTATTGTGTTGTGCCGAGTAACGATCTGCCTGTATTACCAGATAACTCGTACCTAGAAGGGACGAATGATAGAACTAGTGCAACTATTCGTACTACTAAAACATCTGCTTACTTACCTCAAGCACAGTATCGTGTTAGCACAATCAAGGATGCCGAAACTGTTACGTTGATTCCAGATATATTATCTGATTTCTTGAACGTAACGCTAAACTCAAGTGACTATGGCATGTCTGGCTCTGGTGCTGAAACTGTCAACACAACTATTCGTGATGCATTTACTCCTGTCACATATCAGATTGGACAAATTGACACTATCAATGTATTAGACTCCGGACAAGGATATCAAAACGATCTTCCATCAATTGTTAGAATGCCTGAGATCAATAACTTCTTACACAAAGATATCGGACTCACTTTCAACAACACTGAGTTTCTACTTCTAGTCGGAGATGTGATTACTCAGGTAAGACAGATTGAAGACTTGAGCGATTGGACTACCTCTAATACTACAACGTATGTGAACTATACTGTAAAGCTGAAGTTCTTACGTAGAGACGGTGATATATTTTACTTCAAGCCTCTGTCATTCTATCAAATAGACCCAGAAGTTCAGATAAACATCAAGGGCAATATGTACGATATCGTTGATTCTTTCGAAGATGTCAATTCATTGCCTATGGGACGAAATGCAAATATAACTGGCACAGCATTTTTTGCTTCTGGTCAAATAGATACTATTACCGTCACTGACACAGGATATAAATATAACAATGGTGAAAGACTTTCTATAGTAAATAATAATCCCGATAGCGATCTATACGGTACTGCGGTAGCAACAGTTGAAGTTGAGACACGTGGTAGTGGATTTACTGAAGGAAAGTGGCAGACAACTACATCATTTTTGAATGAAAAGACTAAGGTTATTAGAGATAATGATTACTATCAAGAGTACTCGTATGACATATCCTCTATTGTAAATCCAGATAAGTATGAAAGTTTAGTAAAAGAAGAAGTTTCTGTAGCAGGCACAAAACTGTTCAGTTCTCCTCTCATAAATAGTGTAAACAAGTTTGAAACAGACGTGAATATTGATTTTGAAGTATTCACATTAGACGAAGAATTGAACGTTGCAAATAACTTTGTGGAAGTTGGTCCTCTATACAGAAGACAATTCTTTGCTCCACCAGTTGTTGGCACAGACGAATTGGTTGCAACAGTGGCGAACATCGTATCAGATGTCACGCTAAGAGTTCAATCAGATATAAACAGCTAAAGGCATATAGATGGCTAAGATTATTACAGAAAATTTTAGAGTGCAAACCACGAACGAACTATATCGTTCGTTTACCGAGGGCAATCAAACTATCGTTACAGACTTTACTGCCGACATGAATACTTATGTCGATAGTGGTGCTATTAGCCTTTCGAACTCAGACAAGACTACACTCTTCAATTACTTTCCAGCATCTCTATTAGAGATTATGAATGCGTCTCAACCAGACAGTACGTATTACGTAATGGCGTCCTCGATTACTAAAGGCGCTACAATTGAAAACACACAGTTTCAAAAGCGAGAGTTTCAACGCAGGGTTATCTTTGGCAATAAAGTTACGCAATCAGACATTCGATATATGTTTGACATCAATGCTTGGAATAGTGGCACTGTCTATGACGCTTATGATGATAGAGAAGACATCTCTACCCTCAATATGTATGTAACAGTTCTTGATGGCACAATAAACGAAGGTTCCTATAAAGTGTATAAGTGCTTAGGAAACAACGGTGGTACTGCGTCAGTAGCCGCACCATCGACTAGTGACGTAGATGCAGTGTATGAGATACAATCAGACGATGGATATGTTTGGAAATATATGTTCTCGGTACCGCCAGCTGAATACATTACTTATGCCACAGCAACATCTTTGCCTTACTACGCTGATGCTACAGTAGTATCTGCGGCAGTTGAATCTATCTCTGACATTATAATTACAAAAACAAAGAATCAATTGTTCGGTGCAAACACTGGTGCATACAATTTAGGAAATCTAACTATACAAGCTGTGAACTTGGTCGATAGTGTTTCGAATAGATGGGAAATTGAAGTAAAAACAGATTCTTCTGCTAGTACTCCAACACATGAACCTAACGCATACACTAACATGTATATTAGAACAGACAATGGCGCACTTTATGACATCGATGCTTCTGACTCACCAGCTGGCGCTGATGCATCAACTAAAACATTCTTTGTTTATATAACTTCAGTTGGTGCACCTTCACTGAGTTCCGATCAAGCCGCATTCATTGTACCGAAAGTAGAAGTAAGTGCTTCAGGCGGTACAAGAGCGTTAGCATACGGAGAGTTGAATGCAAGTGGTACACTTATAGATGTAAAGATTGATACTAAAGGTACACATTATAAGTATGCAACATCGACATTGAAATTGCCACCAGCACTACAAGATCAATCAGCAACAACAGAACTTAGAGCAATCATGTCACCTCGTGGAGGGCATGGCTCTGATCCAATTTCAGAACTGTATATGTCAAAGTTAGCAGTTATCACAAACTTCTTTACGAGTAGTTTGAATAACATTCCTGACAGTAACACATATACACGTGTAGGTCTAGTGAAGAATCCAGTATTCGCAGACGCCACTTCACCTACATCTTTAGATAATAGAATGGAAGTTCGTGTATCGGGAGACATTAGTTCTGCCGTAAATGCAAATCAAGTCATCGTTCAAACAGTCGGAAGCGAGACTTTTTCTGCCAAAATACATGAAGTAAAGTACACAACTGGGAGCCCTGGCTATACGTCATTGTTCCTAGTAGACTACGTAGGCGACCATAACGCTACATTTGCTACAGGCAGTATTGACATAAAAGATTCGGTAACTTCGGATGTTACTGGTACGTATAGCATAAATAATGTTGTGAACACAGGTAAATACGTAGACTACAGCGGCGATCTTCTTCACTTTGTGGATTTCGATGCAATTGCAAGAGAACCAGAAAGACGTGAGAAAATCAAATTCGTTTTCGACTTCTAGGAAAGAGACTTATACATGGGCATTAATAAAGACCTAAACATTGATCCTTACTATGAGAATTTTTATGATTCTGCTAACCCTCAGTATAAGCAGTACAATAAAGTTCTCTTTAGACCAGCACGTGCTGTACAAGCCCGTGAACTGACTCAATTGCAAACAATCCTGCAGGAGCAGGTTGAACGCTTTGGTTCAAATGTCTATCAAGAAGGAACAGTAATTACTGGTATCAACGTCACTGAGCGTACAGATATCTTCTACGTAAAAGTGAATGACACAGCGTCTTTGCCAGACCCTACTCTATATGAGCCATCAACTTCAGTTGACGTAAATACTGGAGAAGAAGTCACAACAGAATACACGCTGAGAACTTTAGTCGGTACCCAATATCTTACTGCTAAAATTCTAAAAGCCTCTAACGGCTTCCAAACACGTGACCCTAATCTCAAAACATTTTTCGTCAACTATCTAACTACAGTTCAGGCAGCCGACGGAACAGACATCAAGCAATTTTCTCCTGGTGATGTGCTAGAAGTTCTTGATAGCGATGGTAATCCAGTTAGCGGTGTATCTGCTACTGTTGCATCAGTGAACAATCCAGTTGGACACGCTTTTGGTGCCTCTGTAGATGAAGGTGTTATCTTTCAGAAGGGACACTTCGTATTCGTAGAAGATCAATTGATCATCATCGAAAAGTATTCTTTGACTCCTAGAGATGTTGCTCTTGGTTTCAACATTCAAGAAAATATTATCACATCTGGTCAAGACTCGACACTGCTTGACAACGCACAGGGATACAATAATGATAATGCCCCTGGTGCGGACAGATTACAACTCAAGCCAATTCTTACAGCATATGAAGCGGCAGATGAGCCAGACGATTTCTTTGCTCTAGTTCGCTTTGAAAATGGCGAAGCAGTTACTATTCGTAACGTAACACAGTTCAACTCTATTGCACAAACAATGGCACGTAGAACGTTTGAGGAATCAGGCGACTATGTAACACGTGGCATGAACTTGTCGCTAGAAGATGACGGCACTAATATTCAAGCCGTAGTATCTCCTGGTAAAGCATACGTGAACGGTTATGAAGTAGAGTCAGTCGGTAAGAGATACTTAGACGTTGCACCTTTAGGATCTAGTGACACGATCACTAGAAATAATGAAGGTACAGGCGCACATTTTGGTCAATACTTAGAGTTCAGTTGGCAAGCGCCCACAGGTACTACTAATAGTGCAATTAGACTAAACCCATTTGAGATGGACGGTACTCGTTACCCCATGTATGATAATGGTAACAATCAGATAGGTACATGTTCTATAGGTAGCGTCTCACAAGGAACATCAATAAATGGAACTCAGCAAGGTAGACTGTATATCTATGCAGTAGATAAAGATCCTCTGTATATCAATACTGACATATACAGAATAGGCGGTAACTCTGATAACACTGTACCTGGAACTATTATAACTGCCGGTCTGTTTGATGTCAATAATTCTGCTCTAGTATTTCCTCTCGGAAGTAATCACGTAAAACAGATTAGTGATCTTGTGTTTGTTAGACGTGTACGTGAGACAATAAGTACAGCAACAGGTGCATTCGTACTTGAGCCTACTCCTACAACTCAGCCATTAGCAGAAAACATTCTAATGGTGAACACAGTCGCACAGTTAGTACCACCTATCACTGGCGGTAATTCTGGTATCACTACTTCGACATATCCAAGTGGCGGAACTCAGATCAACATTGCCGCACCTGATCAATTAGGCGATGGCGTATTACAATTTGTGTATTATGATCGTCTAGAAAAAGAAGTGGCAGCCGACTCACTCTCTGCTATCGATGCTTATATGACCCTTACATATGATGAGACCGCTGATAGAGGTAATATTGGTCTACCAAATGGTGTCAAATTGCTAGAAGTGATTGACGATAATGGTTCTGGTGAAAACATCACAGAGAGATTCAGACTTGTAAACAATCAAAAAGACAGTTACTATGATCTTTCATATATTCAGTTGAAGAAAGGTCAAGCACTAAACAATACAACAGGAACAGGTCAAGCACTACGAGTACGAGTGACAGTTCTACGTAGAACCTCTACTGTAGGTAATGGATATCTGACCGTAGATAGCTACTCAGGAATCGATAAGAAACTCCTGAAACGCTTTAGTACATTATCTGGTCTTGCAATTGACTTGCCAAATGCAATCGATTTCAGACCATACGCAACACCGGCTATCATCTACTCGACCGGTATTGCTGGCGCACCCGCAGTTCAAGCAGTCACAAAGAGTATTGTGCCTAATGTTGCTCTCGCTGATAGATCAACAATTCTTGCAACGCACGAAGTATTCCTTCCACGAATTGACTCTGTAGTAGTTGACTCACGTGGTGAATTTGACATCGTTCAAGGTTCACCCTCAGAGAAGCCTAGTATTCCAGAAGTCAAAGATGTATTTCAACTAGGAGAAATTTATATCCCAGGAGCGGCATTGACGCTCAAGGGTTCGAACCCAGTGAAGATTAGTACGAAGACTATTCGTAACTACACTATGAAAGACATCACTCATTTCGACACTAGAATAAAAAGACTTACAGAAGCAGTAGCACTAAATGCTCTTGAAAAAGCGGCATCTGAGATGTTCATTCCAGATTCGTCTGGCGATAACAGATTCAAAAATGGTTTCTTAGTAGATACGTTTGGTAGCTTTGCAACGTCCGATGTTGCAGATCCAGAATTCAAAATGGCTATTGATCCCTCATACAAAGTTGGTATGCCTGCGCTCAAGACATTCAACGTTGATTTGAAAAGACGTACAACTACATCGTCTGGAATCTCTCCATTTGGAGAGTTTACAACCCTAGCAGAAGACGGTTCACGTACTGTACAGATTGAACAGCCATATGCAACAAACTTTAGAAACTGTGTATCTAACTTCTATAACTATGAAGGCTCAGTAGATATCAGTCCTAAGTTTAGTTCAGACTATGATACTATCAGAAATCCTGACACAAACATTAGTATAGACCTTGCTACTCCTATGATAGATTTCATGGAAAATCTACAGGAGTTTCTCCCTCTGACAACTGATAGAGAAGTAGGTGACGTTTTCTTAGCAGGCAGTTCTACTGCACCAGATAGAAGAGAAGGAAATACCATAATTGGCGGTGTAAACGAAACATGGCGCCAAGAGTGGGAAACCCTATCTATGGGTGTAGACACAAACGAAAACACTCAAGAAGGCGTTGGAGATTTCGTAACGGATATTTCACTACGTCCATACGTCAAAGCAAAAGAAGTAAAGGTACTTGTAACTGGATTACGTCCTAACACACGTCACTATTTCTACTTTGCAGATGGTGTAGATGTAAACGCACACGTAACACCAGGGCAATACGTTGCACAAGATAACGGTGACGGCACACTAGCTGTTGGTGTTCAAAATGTATTTGCTAAGAAGGGACAATCAGGTGCGACTACAGCTCCAGGTCAAGCAGTAACTAGTGACAACAAAGGCGTTCTGGCAGCTATCTTCAACATCCCAGGTGGAACATTCTTTGCTGGCGAAAACAAATTAGAAGTAAGTGACGTATCACAGTACTCAAGTATTGAGTCTGCTGGTACATCTTACGGTACAGTAACATACCGTGCATACAGCTTTGGTATTAGTAAGTCTGCACTAGATGTTACAACACGTAGTCCAGATTTTAGAACAGATGTTGTTGACACATTCTCTACAGATAACGTATCATTCCGTGAAACATGGAGAAGAAGAACTGATCCATTGGCACAAACATTCTTTATCAAGTCTGGTATGGGTCAAGGCGCTAAGTCAATCTACGTAAAAGATATCGACTTGTTCTTCAAGAGAAAAGATGCTGTTGTAGGATTTACTTTAGAAGTACGTGAAGTCATCAACGGATATCCATCATCTAAGGTTTTACCATTTGGTCGTAAGTACATGACTTCATCTGAAGTATCTGTATCAGACACTGGTACTGCCGCAACAACTGTATCGTTTGACAATCCAATCAAGTTGGATGTTGAGCGTGAATATGCATTCGTTGTTCTACCAGATGCTAACTCACCTGAGTACTTGATCTGGACATCTAAAGTTGGCGGTACTGATCTAGCATCAGGCGCTGGTACTCCAGTCACACAGGACTGGGGTGAAGGTGTACTATTCACATCTACAAACAACAGAGCATGGAAGTCTTACCAAGATGAAGACGTGAAGTTCAGAATCAAGAAACTAAACTTTGCAACGTCAACTGGTTATGTTGATCTTGTGCCAAATAATCCAGAGTTCTTGACTATTACTAGTTCTGTGGGTGCCTTCGAAGACGGAGAATTTGCATATGTCAAGAAAACTAGTGGCGGATCATATACATCTAGTGGTAACAACACACTGACTGGAGATGGACGTGAAGTAACAATCAATCAATCTACTGCATTCGCAGTGGGCGACTACATTGTATTAGAAAAAGGCTCTGAAAAGAAAGTCACTAAGATTCTCGCCAAATCAGAAGTCTCGGGAATCACTACACTTACAGTAGATAGTCCTGTGATCTTCAATACGGCAGTTGTCGGTAGCATTACAGCGACATTTGTTGTAGGTGGTTACGTACAGTTCTTCAACTCTAGTAAGCCCACAGAACTACACTTGACAGAATCTTCTGCAAGACAGAACTTTAGAATTATTGGTAACGGCACTGAGACTATCACGGGTGAAAAATCTGGAGCTGGTGCTACAGTATCAAATGTATTTGACGCTGATATCTCATACTTCCAGCCAATTATTCATAAGTTCAACTCACTCAAGACTTCTACAAAACTGAAGCTTATGTCTGGTGACCCAACACTAGATGGTACTCCTGGCAGTCAAATGGTTTCAGACAAGAGTATTGCTGGTAACAGTTCAGTATATCTGACTGGTAATCCTAGAAGTATTCCAAGTCAATCTAATATTGTTGATGCTGGACAAAGTGTATCAGAAGACTTTGCTATTCGTATAGACATGAACAATAACGCATACACATCAACCTCACCTTCGGTAGATGATGATCTATCGATGTTGACAGTTTATCAATACGATATTACAAATTCAGACTTGACATCATCAACTTACGTATCTAAAAAGGCAACCCTGTCAGATAGAATGTATGCTGTTGGCTTGAAAGTTTTAGTGGGAGCATATAGACCTGCGGGTACGATGCTTGACGTATATGCAAGATTTGTTATTCCAACAAACGTTGAGAATTTCACTGACTGGATGCAACTGTCCCAGGAAACTACAGAAGTATTCTCTTCATCACATAATATTCGTGATCATAGAGAAATTGAGTATAACTTGCCAGAGGCAGATGCAAACTTCTTGGGTACAAATGAATATAGCGCATTTCAAATAAAAATTGTAATGAGGCACATGACGCAATCAGAGTTAGATGCTAACTCTCAGCCAATCACTACAGGCGCTCATTTATATCCACATATAGCAGATTATAGGGCAATAGCGATCACATGATACATACAGACGCATATCTTTCAAGAACGGACTCTAACAATATTATCAATAATGACAGAACTGGTTATGCGGCTGCCAAACTGCGCCGTCAACGTGAAGGTTATATTGCTGGTTTAGAGGTTCGAATAAATAAGCTTGAAGACTGCGTAAACTGTTTGCAACAAACATTAGAAGAGATTAGAAACAAATGAGTGAAAATTTAGATCCAATCGTAACTACAGGAACCTTTGGCACCTGGATTACTCGTACAAACGAAATCATAACTGAGTTGCAGACTACAGCTCAGCTAG